TACCGCACCAGACCAATTCAAGTCATATGATGACCTGAAGAAGCGTTTGGACTATGTTCTAGGTAACAAGCAACCTGCACGTCGTATAGATGAAGAGGTTGTAGAGGAAGATAACAGTCGTGGTTCTTATACACCAGACTTCAATGCTCGTAAAGAGCCAGTTGCTGCTGTAGCATCTGCTAGTTCAGATGAGGATGATGCACTGAGTTATTTCCAAAAACTTGCAGAGGAATAATTAAGAATATATTTTAATATTTTCTCCTCTTACTAGGGTTTCACTCACATATTGGGTGGAACCCGTTTTATATGGCATTATTCGATCCATATCAGTTAGAACTATATTGAGATAATTTTGTTTTAATATGTATATTTCTCTTTTTTTATCTTGAAGGTCTACTTCATAATCATAATTAGTTACTTCAGTTGTTATAAGATCTCCTGCTCCTCCTATTTCTGTAGTTGTTCCTAAATTAGCATCAAAAAATTTCATTGAAAAGTATTGGGGAACTTGAAGACCTTCTTTTAGAATAGTAGCTCCAAGACTGTTTTTTACTTCTTTACTTTCGTAATGATGAATGCTGTGTATATTTTGCTGGTTTTCGTATTTGTTGAGAAGATAATTTTCAAATGATTCTTGAGTAAGGGGCCATTCATCTTGAATGTTGATGATATTATTTGCTAAAAGAATAACCCAATCCAATTTTGAATCTTGATAAACTTCAAAAGCAACATTATCGGGTCTATCATCTCCTGAGATGCTGTATTTGGTAAAATAGGTAACATCTTTAAATATATCATCTCTAATCTTTCCTCTTTTAAAAAGGTTTTTTACCTCAATATATTCTGAACTGCTGTGAGAATCTGGCAGTCTGTTTACATATTCAAAATTTGGGATGTTGCGGAAGTAAGATGCCATTTTAGAAACCTATTTCTTGTACGTTTGTGCCATTTTGCATACCAAGAGAATCATGATAATCAATTTCATATATTGGATCAAGTTCATTAAATTGTAGATTCATTGTATATTGAACCATACTTCGTTGAGGATCACTATATGTCATGTATTGTTGGTTGGGTGTATAATCAACTGCACATGATAATAATGCACAGGTTTTAATTATATTAAGAGAAGGATGTTTCATCATTTCTCCATTATCATTAAAACTTACATAATCAATTTCAAAATAATTAGGTGCTTTTAAAAATATATTAGTAGAAGTGGTTTTGACTGACATTCCCTGTTTAAAGAAATTGATAATATTTCTTATTTGTCCTGCTTCTTTAGGATCTCTGGGAGACATAACAAATGTAAAGTCAAATGCTCTAAGAGCAGGAGCATCAAAAAGCAATTCCATATTTGGGTTTGCAATTTGACCTGTAGCCCTTGATAATAAATTTTGGGTTTGGACTGCTTGACCAGCAATCATTGTATTAATTGCTGTTTGAACTTCTTTGTTCCCTGTTACTTGTTCTGCTCCCGCTTTTAATGCATCTCCTGCTTCATCTATTACACTTTTACCTTCCGTTCCTGCAGCTTTGATTATTCCCATTGCTCTTGCAGCACCAAAAGCTTGAAGAGGATTCATAGTAGATCCTTGCCAACTTACAGAGTTTAGATCTTTAATACCAGATTGAATGGGTAAAGTCACTGAGCCTTCTATCTTACCTGATTTTCTTTGCCTAACTGATACATTTTCTCTAATTGAAGGATCTATTACTTGTCCCGTACTTTGCTTCATCTTGAATATAATTCTATCCTGCTTATTTGATGATATATCTTCAGGATAGTAATAATCTCCATATTGTGTTCTTATTTTCTTATCTGATATATTACGCACATTAGACTGGTTTCTTTCATTGACGTTGAAATCTGTAGTGGTGTTTGAAGATCCTAAAGCAGTTCCTTGTATTCCTGTTAAACCTGCAAACCTACCATTATTAATTGTTGCTAAATTTTCTAAACCATATTCTTCTATTAATGCATTTGCTTGTTCTGTAGATAATCCTCGTTGAGTGGCGGGGTTATTATAAAAAGACTGTTCTATTTCTTCTTCCGATATTCTTTCATAATCAACTCCAGTCCCTGTCCAGTCATTTGCTAAATTTCTAATACTTTGATCAGTCGTTGGTTCCCATTTCCATGTACCATCCTCTTGTCTACTTCCTGTAAATGTTGATCTATCTACGTTTGTTGTGTCCCAGAATTGATCTTGATGAACTGCTGCTGTCCATTTAGATGTACCATTTTCATAAGTAGCCTGATATCCTTCAACCACTTTTCCATCAATCTCCATTGAGGTGGCTATTACATTAATAGGAGTACTTTCTTCTCCATCAACCTCATAAGTAGGTTTGAAACTAGTATCGTTGCCCGAATATTGAGACATTAAATTATTTTTTAGTTATTTATAGAGTTGTTAAGAAATAAGCATAAGATATGTCACGTAGGTCATTTATTTCACTGGGTCGAACCACATAGAGGACTCCTCCGATCTCTTCCCATGTATAATTTCTAAACTTACCCCAGTGATAATTGATTCCTCTAAATCCCCATCTTTGTATATCAGTTACTGCGACAAGGGGATGTTGATCATATTGCATTCTGCGAGTTTTGGCAGTGTAAATGAAGGTATAATATTGTCCTACGTCAGGCACTACTTCTACATCTTTTAATGTATCCATGATAAGAAGCATCATCTCTTCAGGATCACTCATCTCCTTCAATTCTTCTTTGATAGGGGCAATCCTATTATCACCTACTTGTTGAGAATATTGTTCAAAATACTCCTCATTAAATGGATTCTCTTCAGGAAGAAAACTATCTACCATGATATATTCCTAGTTCTTGTTCAGTAATGATTTTAAATTCAATTTTTCTATCATTACAAAACTCTTTTGCTGCAGCCCATTTAGCAGTGTTAACAGCATAGGTTTTACATTCATAGAGATATGATTGAGTCACTTTCTTTTTCTTTTTAGGAGGTCGAGTTTGTTTCTTTGGTTTTACCTCAATCACATATGTTTTAATTTGACCAGTGCTTTCCTTGACTTTAATAATAAAGTCTGGATAATAACGATGCATTCGATTATCAACAGGAGAGAGATATTTAATATAGAATTCTTCACTTCCCCACTCAAGAATATTTTCATTTAGATCACAATAGTTGCAGAATTTGGTTTCCCAAGTACTGCGACATATAATATTATTTGGATTTCCCTTGTATTTTCGGGGAAATGTGGGTTTAAATAAACTTTTTTTACTTTCTCCCATTTATCTTGACTACATAATATATCAAGTAGTAATATTTATGGGTCTATAATGCGTACCCCTCAACCAACAGCAGTATCAAAGTTAAAAACTTCTATTTTAAATACTGCGTTAACTACACATTATGAATGTTGGTTTAATCCCCCATCTGTTATCTCTGGAGGAGTAGAAGGTCCAACAGGTAGAAATGCAACTACTGGTTTACTTCCGACTTCAAGGTCTGATGAGGATTATACTTTGTCTTGTATAGAGGCATCTTTGCCTGGAACTTCTTTAGCTACTGCTGAACTTACTAATGATCATACTGGAATAACAGAGAGGCATGTTCATAGAAGACAATACGATACAACTGCATCATTTACTTTTTTAGTTGATAGGAATTATAAACAGATACAGTTATTTGAAACATGGATTGGGTATATTGTTAATGAGCAGAATAGTGCATCCCCTAATTATTTTTATAGAGTAAACTTTCCAAGACAATATCAAACAATAATTCAAATTAAGAAATTTGAGAGAGATTATAAACAAGCTTCTTTAGAATATCGGTTTTTAAATGCATATCCTATTAGTATTAATGCAATGCCTGTTACTTATGAAGCAGCACAGACATTAAAATGTACTGTTAATTTTAACTTTAGTAGATATATTACTAATGCAACAAGAGCTAATGAGGTTTCTTATCCAATTTTGGGAGATGCAGATAGTTCAGAGTTTGTAGCGGGTAATACTGCTTCAACTAATGCAGGAGCACAAGAATCTGCTGCATTTGATAATGCTGCTTTAAATGCAACCCTTAACAACTAACTAAATAAAATACACTGAAATTTCTATAGGATATTATGCCTTTACCAAAGATTGCCACCCCGACGTATGAGTTGGAATTACCTTCGACTGGCCAAACAATTCAATATAGACCTTTCTTAGTTAAAGAAGAGAAATTATTGGTTTTAGCTTTAGAAGGTGAAGATGTAAAAGAGATAACCACTGCTATCAAAAATGTTATTAAATCTTGTATTCAGACAAAAGGAATTAAAGTAGACACTCTTCCTACATTTGATATTGAGTATCTCTTTTTAAATATAAGAGGTAAGTCAGTAGGTGAAGAGATTGAAGTTAAACTTCTTTGTCCTGATGATAATGAAACTTATGTACCTGTGATGATTCCTATTGATGAGATTGGAATATTAAAGAGTGATGAGCATACTAATAAGATCAAATTAGATTCTAACTTGATGATGGAGATGAAGTATCCATCCCTTGCAGAGTTTATTAAAAATAATTTTGATTTTGCTGGTGATGCAACTATGGATCAGTCTTTTGACTTGATTGCTTCATGTATAGATAAAATTTATAATGAAGAAGAGGTGTGGGCAGCAGCTGACTGTACTAAGAAGGAGATTAATTCTTTCTTGGATCAAATGAATTCTTCTCAGTTTAAAGAGATTGAAACCTTCTTTGAGACTATGCCTAAACTATCTCATACAGTAAAACTGAAGAATCCTAAGACAAAAGTGGAAAGTGAGGTGGTACTTGAGGGATTATCCAGTTTTTTCGGATAGGAATGGTATATATGAGTCTGGAAAATTATTTTAGACTTAATTTTTCACTCATGCAGTATCATAAATATTCATTAACTGAGATTGAAAACATGATTCCTTGGGAAAGGGATGTGTATGTGGAGATGTTGAGAGCACACTTAGAGGAAGAGAAACTCAAACAGCAACAAGCGAATGCCTAAAGGAATTGGTTACAATAAAAATATAATAGAGACCTTAAGGAAGTCCTTTGGAATGCAAAGGGAAACTTTGATTCGTGTTCTTGGACTTGAGAAGAAGATTGAGGAATTACAAGCAGCTAAGCAAAAGGTAGAAGAGGATACAGTAGATGTTGTAGGAGATGGTAAAATAGAGGGTATAGTAGATGTTATAGGAGATGCTCCTCAAGAAATAGTAGAGGATAAAGTAGAAGAAGCAGTAGAGGATAAAGTAGAAGAAGCAGTAGAGGATAAAGTAGAAGAAGCAGTAGAGACTAAAGTAGATGATAAAGTAGAAGCAAGATTACAAGCATTAGAAAAGGGAATAGAAGAGATAGAAGATAAGATAGAAGAAGCAGTAGAGGATAAAGTAGAAGAAGCAGTAGATGTTATAGGAGATGGTAAAATAGATGATATAGTAGATGTTATAGGAGATGCTCCTCAAGATTTTATTGAAGATAAAGTAGAGGATAAAGTAGAAGAAGCAGTAGATGTTATAGGAGATGGTAAAATAGATGATATAGTAGATGTTATAGGAGATGCTCCTCAAGATTTTATTGAAGATAAAGTAGAGGATAAAGTAGAAGATATAGAAGAGAAAGTAGATGATAAAATAGAATCAAGATTAGAAGCATTAGAGGAAGTAGTAGAGGATAAAGTAGAAGAGATAGAAGATAAAACACCTGATAAATCACAGAATCCAGATATTAGTGGTATTTTTGATGACGATGATAAAGAAGAGATTCCTCCAGAATTGGATGATCTAATAAAGGATGTACGTGGTGAAAAAGAAGAAGGTGGGACAGAAACAAAGAAATCTGTAGCAACCAAAAAGAAAACAAGGAAGATACCAGTAGCAAGGAAGATACCAAAGAAGAAACCAGTAGTTAAAAAGAAAAAGATTAGTGCAGAATCTTTAAAGAAGGGAACTGTATTGGATGATGATTTTAAATCACGGGTTTATGGTATAGATGAAGAAGGAGAACCTTTAAGTGGTGAAGAAAGGAAGATAAGATTTAAAAAGTCTAAAATTTCAGCTGATGATATTAGGGGAACTAAACCCGTAGATACACCTCCAGAACCTACTTCAAAAGATGAGGGTGAAACAGAAGGTCTTAAAGGAATAAGAGATGTTCTTGATGATATATTAAAGGTATTACGTTTAGATTTTAAGGGTGATCGAAAGGAAGCACGGGATGCTCAGAAAGAAGCAGCACGAAAGAAAAGAGGTAAAAGAGAGGATGAGTTAGAAGGAAGAGGAGGAGGAATAGGAAAAGCAGCTGCTGGAATCGGAAAAGCTGTTAAAGCGATGGTGTCTCCTTTTTCAAGCATATGGGATAATATAATTAATTTTATTAAAACGGTATTCATTGGAGCACTTTTTAATAAAACCATGAAGTGGTTTGGTGATCCAAAGAATCAGAAAAAGGCAGAGAGAATTGGTAAGTTCTTTAAGGATTGGTGGCCTGCATTAGCACTCGCAGCTGGATTATTCCTTACTCCTTTAGGGGGATTAGTGTCTGGAGTGGTAGGTCTTTTAACTGCTATTATTCCTAAGTTAGTGATGGCAATTGCTTCTAATCCTTATGCAGCATTAGCACTGGTGGGGACGGGTCTTGCTGTTTGGGGGATAACTAGTCTTTCTAAGGGTTTAGGTGGTGATAAAGAAGGAGAGAATCTAGCAGAAGCACAGAATCAATCATCAGAACAACTTCAAGAAGAAGGGATGGGTGCTGGTGATGCAGAAGTATTGAGTCAGTCAGTAACGACTAGTAATGTTAATAGAATGACCGAAGGAGATACTAATATAAGATCCAACACTAATATGCTTCAAACAGGAATGAATGATCCTTTAGGTGGTAATAGTATGGGGAGATTTAATGAAGGTGGTTTAGTTCAACATTATAATGATCAAAAATCAGCTAAGAATTTTATTCAAAACTTTAATGAAGGTGGATTAGTTCAAAACTTTAATGAAGGTGGAATGGTTGGAAAGGAATTAGTTTATAGTACTAGAAAATTTACTACGGAAAAAGTAGTAAAGGGAGATGAAATAGAAAGAAAGAAGACTAGGGAAAAAACTACAGGTGCTATCCAACTTGAAGATCTTTATGAGAATCAAGATCAAATTCTTTCTCAATTACCTGAAGGAACAACTATAGAAAGTATTGTTAATGGAACGTCTGATATTGATCCTCAAGTTCTTTATCCCATACTTCAGAGTAGTGATGCACAGATGGCTTCTACTGCTAAAGAAGGTGTGACTGATATGAAAATGATGCAAGATAATAATTTAATAAATCCCGATAACACCGTAAAAGGTTTTAGTTCGTATAATCAAAACTTTAAGGGTGGTGGATTAGTTGATACTTATAATAATCTTACTAAAATTAAAAATTATAAACAAGGTGGTTTTGTATCTGGACCTGGTGGAGTAGATAAAGTTCCTGCTAGATTAACTGCAGGTGAGTTTGTGATGAGTAAAGGTGCAGTTCAGAAGTTTGGAGTCAATACCCTCGCTTCTATGAATGCAGCTGGTGGAGGAACTAACGTCCCAACAATTACTCAAGAATACAATCAAGGTGGATTAGTACAATATTTTGAAAGTGGTGGAATAGTAAGGGATATGGCAAAAGAACCAGTGGGAACACCTATTGTAAATTCTACAAATAAAACGATTACTTTACCTACTATTCCTAAACAGGATCAATCAATGACTAGAAGTAATTCTGATGTTCCTCAGTTTAGAATTCCTATACAGTCTTCTCAAAGATCAATGGTGATTTCCTCTTTGGGTATTTCGGATTTGATAGGAGGATAGGAAGATGTTATTAGGAATGGTAGCAAGAGGATTAGGTAGAAGTCTTTTAAAGGGCAGAAAGAAAAAGGTAAGCACTGAGAAATTGATGAATCGGAATGGTAAAGGACGTGGAGGTCAATCAGTAAAAAAAGAAGAAAAGGGTGGAGTATTAGCAGTTAGACCTAGTATGGGGTTGGTTCCTGATGCAAAAGATCTTTCCCCTGTAAGTAAGAGTACAGGAGATTCCGATATAGTTATTATCAAGAAACAAGTAATACAAGTAAGAGATATATTAAAAGATACTCAGAGTGCTAAACAAAAAGAAAGAGTTAGTAGGAGAAAGGCATTACAAGAAGAGAAAAGAAAAGCTAGAGAAGAGAAAATTGAGAAACCAAAAGTAAAACCTAAAGAATCTAAATCAGGATTAAAAACGCCTAAAATTGAAGGATTGGGTATTGGTAATTGGCTTCAGTGGGTAGCTTTCGGAGTTATACTTAATAAATTATTGGCATTGCTGCCAGCATTGAAGAAAATTTTTAATATAATAAGACCTATTGCTAAGTTTATACTGGGTGTATTGGAGAAAGCTATTGGATTTGTAGTGGGATTTATTGATCTTGCTTATGCTGGAGTGGAGAATCTAGAAAAGTTAATAGTAGCTATTGGGGGAGAAGGTGCGGGTGAATTATTTAATAAGTTTGGAAAGTTATTTACTCAGGTAATTAATGGTGCATTGATTGCTGCATTGATCGGAGCAAGAGTAGGTTTATTTAAAAAACCAAAGGGTCCAAAGGGTCCAAAAGGGCCAAAACCTAAGTGGCAAAAGAATCTTAAAAAATGGTGGAAGAAAACACCTGTAGGTAAGTTTATTAGAAACCAAAAAGCAGGGTGGAAAAGATTTACTCGTAAAATTTCACGTGGTCCTATTGGTAAAACACTTAAAGCATTAAGACCAAAGAATGTCGGTAAGTTTATAATGGAAGGAGGGATCGACAAAGCTCTTAAAGGTGGAGTAAAAAATGTAGGAAAAATTGCACCAAAAGTATTAAAGACTGCAACAAGATTAGGAAAAACTGCAGTAAAAACAGTAACTCCTGCAATAAATGCAGTAACAAAGGGAGTAAAAACTGCAGTCAAAACAGTCACTCCTGCAGTAAAATCAACAACAAAAACAGCAACAAAGACTGCAACAAAATTAACAAAGAATCTTTCAAAAACAGCAACTACTGCAGCAAAGACAGCAACAAAGAGTGCCACAAAATTAGGAAAGACTGGATTAAAAACTGGGTTAAAAGCATTAAAGTCTGCTAAGAAAATTATTAGTCCTATTGTAAAGAAAATTCCTTTTATTGGTGCATTAATTGATTTTGCTTTAAATTATTTTGTATTTAAAGAACCTTTAGGAAAATCTGCATTCATGGCGATTGGTGCTGGTGTAGGTGCGTGGCTTGGTGGAATGTTAGGAACTTTAATTCCTGTCCCATTTGTTGGAACTGCCATCGGTGCTTTTATAGGTGGTGCTGGTGGTGATATGTTAGCTGGTGCGATTTATGATGCTATTTTCAAAGAAAAAGAACTTAAAAAAGAAGATGGTGAAGATAAGGAAATGAAAGAGGAGAGAACCCTTGTTAATTCTGAAGATATTATTTCCAATAATACTCAGAGAAAAGCAGATGGATTAGATACTAGACCCTCTTATGGTAGTGATGGTATGATGATCATCGAGAATACTACTACATATATACAGCCAATAGAAGTATAATAAAAAAGATATATGGCAGTAAAGGAATCCTTAAAATTTAATTGGTTTGAGATTAAATCCAATATCAACCCTCAAGAAAGGATAGATCTCAGGGCAGGTACTGCTCGTATTGAATATAGGGAAAGTGTTTTTTCACCATATATTGAAGTGACTGGTTATGTGGCTGATACTGGTAATACTGTTCCTGATAAAGATGAGGATGGGGAGGCTGTTGGTTTATTGGATGGTGAATTTTGTACAGGAACTGAAGAAATAGTATTTGAAATAGAAGATATGAAAGGTAATAAGGTTAGTTTGGCAAATGAGGATGGTTTAGATTTAAGATTAGCGAGTGTAACTTCTGCTAAACAATCATTTCAGAATCAAACTTTTATTATAACTGCTGTAGGTAAAGAAGCATTTGATAATACTCTTTTAGATAATAGATGTAGGAGACAATATAGTGGAAAGATATCTACTCTTGTGAACACTATTTTTAAGGGGGATTTAAAATCAGCTAATAGTATAGATATTGATGAAACACTTAATCAATATCATGAATGGGGTAATGAAAGATATCCATTTGAAATGCTTTTAGATCTTCAAAGACTTGCTATTCCTAATTTACAAACATCAGATGGTCAAAATTCATTAGGAAACACTGCAGGATATCTTTTTTGGCAAACATCTACGGGATTTCATTTTAAATCTCTTGATAAATTATTTGATATGACAGATAAAGAAATTAAGACTTATATTGAAAATAAAAAGGCTTCAGGAGACGAAGAACTTCCTATAATGGCTCCTTTAAATGGAGAGGGAGGTCCTGCCCCTGCTGATGGTAAGATTTTATTTTCCTTTAATCAAAGAAGTATTAATGCTCTAGAAGATTTTGAATCATCTAATAGAGGAACTGCATTAGAAGTTTACAATCCAAATTTAGCACCAGAAGAGCAATTTAAGCATAGTGAATTAAGTGTAGAACTAGATGAAGATGGTAAGAGTAAAGGTAATGGAATTACTGCAGGGAAAACTTTACCAGTATTTAATAAAGAGTATAAGGATAAAAGAAATAATAAACAAGTAATATGTGGTATTGAAAGAACTAGAGCAGCATTTAGTCCAGTCAAGGGACAACAAACTATAGAGAGTCAAGTACAGGAGACGGGTGAACTTAATTATGATGTACAAACTACTTTCCAGCAGTCACATCAAAATTTTAGACAAAAGATGAATATGTTTACTGAGATTGTTATAGAAGCAGATTTGAGTTTACATGCAGGTGATTTGATTTATTGCGAATTCGAGGAAATGACTACAAAGAAAACGGTTCGGGGAAGTAGGTTGCGAGATAGTGGTATATATATGATAGCGGATTTATGTCATTATGGTGACGGAACCAAGGCTTTTACGGGATTAAACTTAGTAAGAGATGCTTTTGGTGTTAAATCCCCACCTTCATGATATAATGAATCAGTACTTAAGGAGAATTAACATGACAACTAAAACTCCAGATCACAATCTAGATCATGAGGTTTATATTGATCCTAAGGATCATAAAGAACATGTAAATCATGGTATGATTGAATATACGGAGGCAGATCT